TAGTTACTGAAGCTTCATGGACGGCTGTGGTGGTAAGAAATGCGGATAGTGAGTAATAAATTTAGGGAGGTATGTGAGAACTGTATCTGGTGGGAAGGAGATAACTCAGGAATGCAAGGAGAGTGCGGTACTACTGAAGCTTATACATCTGTAGTTACTGGACGATACGAGGACTGCAGTCAATTCTTAGCTCGATATTTATATCTTCCAATAGGAGAAAATAATGAATGATGAGTCTTGTACGATCTGTGGATCGAAGCCGGAAGTAGGAACAACACATAGTAAAGCTGACTGTGTAAATTCGCTTCATCCAGATGCATATACATGTTGTGGTAAGCAAGTGTGTATTTGCGGAACTCGAGAGCGCGAGGTGAGGGATGTCCCTAGTTAAGAAAACAGTAGATGAGTGGTTGAATGATATTGATTATAACGATGACCCCAATTACGTGCCTAGTGCGTTTGCACTTGAGTTCGTATCGTTTATTAAGTTAGTTAATGGGGAAAAGGGTGAGGAAAATAAGACTCCGGTAATCCATTATAAGATGATGGATAAAATAGCTGGTAAGAATCAGAATACAGCAAATATGTGTAGTCGTGGATTAGCTAAAACCACTATTTTTGCAGAGTATCTGTTTCTGTATATAGCTGTATACGGGTCTATTCCTGGATTTGGGGAAGTAGATTACGCTTTGTATGTCTCGGATAGCATCGAGAATGGAGTGAAGAAGATGAGGTTACGTATGGAACGGCGCTGTGAGAACAGCGCGTTTCTGAAAAGTTATATTACTACTTCGAAGTTTACAGATATACGTTGGTATTTTAAGAATGCTGAGGGAAAAGAGTTCGTGGTTACTGGCCATGGCGCCAAGACAGGTGTACGTGGGACAGTTGAACTAAATACGAGACCACAACTTGCTGTACTCGATGATTTACTGGGCGATGAGGATGCTAAATCTGCGACAATTATCGAGAATGTGGAGAATACAGTGTATTCAGCTATCGATTATGCACTCCACCCTAACAAAAGAAAAGTCATTTGGTCAGGTACTCCTTTTAATGCTAAGGATCCCTTGTATAAGGCGATTGAATCGGGTGTTTGGCATGTTAATGTATACCCGGTCTGTGAGGCATTCCCATGCGCCCGTGAAGATTTTAAAGGAGCTTGGGAAGATAGGTTTAACTATGATTATGTGAATAACCAATATGTTAAATCTAAAGGTGCTGGTAAATTAGATTCGTTTAATCAGGAGTTAATGCTTCGGATTATGTCGGTCGAAGACCGACTAATCGATGATTCTGATCTAATTTGGTATAAGCGAAGTAATGTGCTTAAAAATAAAGGCGCGTATAATTTTTATATTACTACTGATTTTGCTACTAGTGACCGAGAGCATGCTGACTTTAGTGTAATTAACGTATGGGCATATAACAACAATGGAGATTGGTTGTGGATCGATGGGTTCTGTAAGCGCTCGCTTATGAATAGGACAATAGATGAGCTATTTAGGTTAGTTCAGGAGTATAGGCCACAGGAAGTAGGTATTGAAACTACTGGGCAACAAGGTGGGTTTATTAGTTGGATTCAAAATGAGATGGGTCATCGTAACAATTATTTTACGCTTTCAAAAGGAAAGAATAGTAATACAATCGGCATCCGACCTACTAAAGATAAGATGAGCAGATTCCAGCAAAATGCTGTACCACTGTTTAAAGCTAAGAAGATATGGCTTCCAGAGGAGTTAAAAGAGAGTGAAGAACTTGTAGAGTTGCTTTTTGAGCTATCTTTAGCTACTCTTAAGGGGTTTAAAAGTAAGCACGATGATCAGATCGATACTATCACTATGTTGGCTGAATTGAATGCATGGCGCCCAAGTGAAGTATCTACTCAAGATGATTATGAAGACGGCTCACGCGGTTCAAGTATGTGGGACGATGATGACACACGGAAGGTAGGAGATAGTTCCTACTTCGTTTAGCTAGGGGGATAGTGTGAAAGTTTCTGAATATATTGATTATTTAATTACAGGGGAATGTAGCAAGCTTTCTATCTCTAGTGTTGGAGATATGTCAGCTAATCCAGGTGTAGCTCCGACTGCAGTCCAAGTATTGAACCAAGGAAAGTTCGTTAACTATGTTAATTTAGCTAATTTAGCTCTACACAAGCGGTATCACCTACTTCAGAAAACGTTTGAGTTAGATAATCCACTAGATGGGGAAGAGTTTGCATTACCTACGGATTTCCTAGTTCCTATTCATGCGTATTACGCTGTTGATTTTGAGGAAGTATCTATTAAAGATAGCGCTATTAACTTAGTAAATAAGGTAGATACAGCCGTATCTATTTTAATGCCTGCTCCCTTTAAAGCTCTTATTAAGGGTACAGATAGTAAGAAGCGTACGCCTATTATGTTGAAGTATGCAGCTGCTCCTAAGAAGGCTGCGTCAGCTTCTGCGGATCTTAAGATCAATGAAGTGTACACAGAAGCCCTACTTAATTATGCTGCCTATAAAGCGCATAGTGCTATTAGTGGGGATATTAAAGACGAGAACAATACCTATTATCTTCGGTATGAAGCCAGCAATAAGCAGCTAGTTAGCTCTGGAATGTGGGGCAATAACGAAATTGAGTACAACAGTAAATTAGTAGATAACGGATTCGTATAATTACTAGTTGACTTTCGATAGTGTATTCCCTATTCTGTATCGGCAAACAATGCCAATGCTGAGAACAACCTCCCTAGGAGTTAAAAATGGCGTACTATGAAACTATTAATTTAGTTGCTGGTGATGACCGTCCAGAAATAAACCTTACCTTAAAAGACTCCAATACCGCTATATCCGGATCAGTCCTAGATCCAGATGACTCCACTACTTGGGCCCTCATAGATATTAGTGATCCTGCCGTAGGCGTTAAGTTCCGCGCTCTAGGTGCATCAACTATTTTAGATACTCTGTCCTGCGTAAAAGTCGCTCCCTACACTAACGGAGTTTGCTTTATGCCATGGAACCCAACTACGTTGGATGTTGCTGCTGGTACGTATGAAGGTGAAATCTTTCTTACTTACACAGATGGCCGGATTCAAACTCTATTTGACAGAATGAAATTCAAAGTACGGGGTGACTTCTAGTGATAAGTGCAATAATAGACTACGTTAGAATTACTACCGATATTCTCTTAGATTTTAATACTAAGAATAAACGATTTCTGGAAATCGGAACTACAACAGCAACCGATGTTATAACGGTATCTGTTCAATTTAATTCAGTACTCTCTGAGTCCATAGACGCTGGAGAGACCTTTACTGTAATTAATACTAAAGTTCTTGCTGAGTCTATAAGTTTAGCAGATGTATTTACATTAGGCACACAGGTTAACAAAGAGGAAACTGTATCAACCTCAGAAGCTAAGCTATTTTCGACTACTAAAGGTTTAGCCGACACAGCAGCTATTAATGAGTTAATGGCAGTAGGTAATACTAAACCTTTTACTGACTCTTCTGCCGTTTCCGATGTGAGTGCATTACAGTTTATACTACGAGTAAACAACTCTACAAGTGCGTCTGATGGAATAACAACTGATTACGGCGGAGCACTTAATGCAGCAGCATTAAATATACATGAAATACTAGGAGTTACCGGAAGTCAGCTTACAGATGACGTTACAATTAGTATTACTTAAATAACTTACACAGAAATACGGAGTTTAATATGAACACGCAAGATGCAGTTTCTCTTACAGGTAAATTATCAATTTCCCTTAATGGGGCAGTTGTAAAAGAAGTTACAAACTTGGTTGTTACTGCTGGAAAAGGGTGGATTGCTAGCAGAATGAATGCAGCTTCTGCTGGAGTAATGACACACATGGCAGTTGGTACAGGTAGTACAGCAGCAGCCGTTGCTAATACTACGCTAGGAACCGAATTAACTAGGCAAGCATTAACTACTTCTGGCGGTACAGTAGCCGGTGCAGTTATTACTTTTGCAACTACTTATGCAGCAGGCGCTGGTACAGGTGCAATAACAGAAGCCGGAGTCTTTAATGCCGCAGCATCTGGTACTATGTTAGCTCGAACAGTGTTTAGTGTTGTGAACAAAGGCGCACTTGATACTATGACTATCAGTTGGGCAGTAACTATTTCTTAGGAGAATAATTGTGGCAGTTAAATATGCAAATAACGTTACCACCGCACTGACTTCTAGTATAACGAATTCAGCTACATCTATAGCAGTAAATAGCGCAGCTTCATTTCCGACTTTAGGTGGAAGTGACCATATGTACTTAACGATAGCTAGTGCTGCTGGGACTGAAGTTATTAAAGTTACTAACGTAGCAGGCACTACTCTTACATGTGTACGCGGACAAGATGGTACATCAGGTCTGGCTGGTGCTGCAGGTGACGTAGTTGAGCTTAGAGTTACAACAGCCATGCTCACGGATGCAATTACTGATTCAAATGCTGATGCATTTAAAAATATTACAGATGGATCAAATATCATTGTTGCTGATTCAACATCCGATACTTTAACAATTACTGGTACTGGCGGAACAACGGTAACTAATACACCAGGAACCGATACTATTACGATAAATAGCACGGCAGGTGTCTCAGCTGGTTTTAGTATTGCCATGAGTATCGCGCTTT